GTCCTGCTCGGACATACCGCGACGCATGAGGTCCATCTGATACTTGACCTTCTTCTGACGCAGCTGTGCGAGGTTGCTGTCCCCAGTCTGGAAGTCTGGGTTTTGCAGCATGGATAGCGCTTCCGTGCGTCCAACACCGAAGCGCAGCATGATGCGTCGGATCTGCTGTTCAGAAGGGCGTTTTGTGGGGCCTTGACCGAAGCCAGGGTCAGAACCCCACGGAATACTACCTCCGCCTAGATCAGTGCTACCCCAGGGAACACTTCCCCCGCCAATGCTAGTGCTACCCCAAGGAACGCCAGCCATTACTTCTTCTTAGGCGGTGCCTTCCCACCGTGATGCTTCTTGTACCACTTATCCCAGGCGGGGTTGGGGGCCTGTGCCGTCACACCCAGAGGACCCTTGGACTTCACGGTGATGTACTTCGGCGGCTCCTTCTCCAGTGCGCCCTTGGGCGGGACGTAGTAACTCGGTTTCTTCTGGTTCTTGATGATGTAGTTGATGTAGTCCTCGACCGTGTCGGTCTTCGGATGCACGCTGTAGCCCAGTTTCGCAGCGAAGGAGCGCAGTCGCTTCTCGCCCCCAGGGCCTGCCTGAGCCATGCCCATGAGCTGGTTGTGTGTGAACCCCGCACCAGGCTTCCAGTTCGCCCCGAGACCAAATCGCTTGCCAGTCATCATGGCTGCAGTTGAGGGCGGGATGTTACGCGAGACCAAGAACTTGTAGACGTCACGAGGATCGCGCAGACCCATGCCAGGCACCTGGATCTTCTCGTTGACGAAGCGGTAGTAGACTGTCTTGCCGTTCCGCGTCGCCTTGTAGACACCCGACTGACCAGCCTGCGACGGATCTACGATCTCACGCTTGGTGATCGTGATGGCCTTGCCAGTACCTCCCGCTGACACCGCAGCGTCGAGCAGGTTTGTCGCGTTCGCCTGGTCAGCCTTGCCCTGCTGAGCTGCGTACTGCTTACCCTGGAGGTTGATCTGCTGCTGAGTCGTCGTCGGCACAACCTTACCTGTGGTCGGGTCGTAGGTCTTGCCCGCAGCCTCGGACTGTGCCTGCGTGAACTTCGACTTGTCGAGTGCCAACGACTGTGCCTCGAGGGTTGGTGCGTAGGCGACGTGACGCTTGCCCTTCTTGTCCACGTAGTCGTACAGCTTCACTCGCCCCATGGCGATGTCTTTCTGGTAATTCATCTGACGGTTCTGCTGGTTGATCTGTTGCTGCTGTTGCCGCGCGGACTGACGCGCGATGGCCCAGTCACGATCCGCCTTCAGCTTGTCGAGCCTGTACTGCAGCTCTTGGGCCCGCAGTTCGTCGTACCGCGCGGTCTTCTTCGAAGCCGCGCTTGACTTGATGGAGGAGATGTTCTTCTGCGCTTCAGCGATGAGGTCGTTAAAGTACCTCACCGTCTTCGACGTCTCCTCCTTTTGGACCAGGGGCAAGACACGGCCAGCGAACGCCTCTGCTTCCGCGACGTTAGCGCTTGCGGCACCCAACGAGTGGAGCATACCGGAGGCGAAATCGTTCCTCGCCTGCTTCTGCGCCACATCGACCCCGTAGGTGAACTCGGAGATCGGTACCGGTCCACCCAAACGCTGGGCCAACGTTTGTGCCTCCGCGGCTTGCCCCTGACGGAACTGGTTCAACTGATCAGTCGCGGCACCGAAGATGTCCTTCTCCATCCCCAGCGAACTCTTGTAGAAGTCTTCCTCACGCGACGCAGCCTCACCAGAGGCACCGAGAATGCCCTTGAACATATCCGCGAACGTCGCCACAGCTGACGCTGAGCGGGACGTGTAAGTACCAATGTCAGCCTGGTACGGGGCAATGGCGGCATTGGTCTCTGCATCAATCTCCGCGCCTGCTTGCGCGCGGATACGTGCAGCAGTCTTTGGATCCAGGTCCGGATCGCCAGCGCCGGGTCCAGAGGAAGCGCTGGTGCCCCCACCGTCTGGTCTAGTTGATGCGTCCGCCATATCTCACCTCCTACAGGTGCGGCATTCCACCCATCGCCGCTTGTGGCGGGATGGGGTAGTTCTTCAGTTGAGCGTCTTGGTCTGCCAGCATCTTGGCTATAGTATCCTGGTCAGGCACCCAGCCACCCTGACCCGTCGCAGGATCGCCCGCCCAGTAGTAACCAGGTCCAGGCGATGGAGGCGCCCCAGCAGGCGGCGTGGAGTACGGGTCACCCGCGGGCGGTGTGCTACCACCAGGCGGCGTTACAGGTCCACCTGCGCCTGCCTGACGTGCAGCTTCTGCCTGACGTGCTGCAGCGTCCGCAAGACCCTGGTTGCGCTGCAGGTTGTAGTCCTCGTACCCCTGGCCCATTTGCTCGATGACCTGCTGCATCTGCTTCGGGACGCTGACGTCGAGGTCTGCCATCGCCTGCACGAACGGTTGCTCGCGTCGTGCGCGGTCGATTGCATAGTACCCCGAGAAGTAGTTGCCAGAGCCCTGGGCAGCATTGATCGCGTCCACAGCTGCCAGCCACTTGTTACGCCAGAGGTCTGCACGCTGACGGTTCGCATCGCTCTCGATGGTCCCCTGAATGATCTGCCCGTTAGGACCGATGTAGCCCAGCTGCTGCTGCAGGTCGTTGAACTTGCGTTGGTACTGCGCCTTCAGCTGCGCATCGAGGGCCTCGAAGATTGAGTCCGTGTACGCCCCCATCGGCGTCTGGGGGAGCTGAGGGTTCTTCGGAATGTTGTGTATGCTGCTCAGCAGCGACTGACTTGGCGTGAACAGCGGCATGTCATATACTGCCATATCTCACCTCCTACAAGATGACGGCCCAGTCGAAGTTGTGGCTGCCTGTCGCAGTGCCAGCTAGATTGATGCGGAAGTCGTTGGGGTTCTTGGAGCTAACGTACCAGCGGAATTCGCAGTCGCCCCCTGTCGGTACCACAGCTGTGTAGTAGTTTGCGAGGCCCAAGTTGTGGGTTACCAAGACGAAGGCAGTACCACTTGACAGGACGATATTACCAGCAGCTCTGACGACAAGTCCCACCGGACCTGCCTCCAGCGCAGCGACACGAGCCTCGAGGTCGTCAACTTCCGTCGAGGTCTGAACGTTGTCGTTGCGGACTCCATCGAGTTGATCGCGTACCACCTCGAGGTTCTGCTGAACGTACCAGTGGCCATTCTTCGTGGTAATCCTCAGCGCGAACGGCAGCTCGGTGCGTAGCGCGCTAGCCAAGGAGTACCGCCATTGCCCACATGATGCGCAGTGTCGAGGTACCTGAGAGCTGACAGGTAATCGCGTAGTCCTTCGCTGCCGTCGAGTCCTCGGTCGCGTTACCACCGATAGACGAGGCAAGTGTGTCGTTGGTCGTTAGGTCCCCGATGCCCGAGGTGGCGACGTTGTTATTGCTAACAGTCATGCTACCGTACATGATCTCCGAGGAAGCTGACCCACGTGCGGTGAGGTAAGTGTCAAGCATCCACGCACGGTCTGCACCAGACGCGAAGCTGATGGAATCATCGTTGAAGATTGTGGTAGCACCGTACTTAATCCGTAGCGTGAGGGTCTTACCCGACCCTGAGTTATTCGTGTAGGTACCATGGAGATGTACCCAGACTGTCTTGTCTGTCCCCAGCGTATTAGCGGGCACACTGTAGCGGAACATGTCGGTCTCTGTGGTCGTGGTAATGTCCACCTCGACCGACGACTTAGAGAGTAGAGCCGATGAGCCAGCTGCTCCAGGCGCCCACTTCGTACCATCCCAGATCATCGCCTGGGAGGTCAGTGCACCCTCCTGCGCGAGCTTCGATGGCAGGTACCCCGCAGCGATCTTCGCTTGACTGATGGCCGCGCCAGCCTTGATGTTGCTGTCGTCGATGTTACCATTCACCACGTTACGGACTGTGGTGAAGTTTGCCATCACCTGCGAGACGTCCTCGGGGGTGCCGTTGACTAGGTTGTAGGTGTAGCTGATGAGAGTCACGAGAATATCGCCGCCCAGTACCAGCCTCGGTTGATGATGAACTGTGCGTTAGCTGAGATCATCTGCATGGTGACTTGGAACGTTAGGGCAGTTGAGGAGTTCTCAGACGAACTGCCCGCGTAAGTGCGTGTACCGCCACTCTGCGTGAGGTCCCCAATACCTGCAGCGATAGCGATGGGGTCTTGCGAGATGATGTGCTTACAGTTCAACCGCTGAGCTATCGTTGAGTTCGCTGGGGACAGGAAGTAACTCAGTACGCCAGCTCGCGTCTGTGCGGAGGCAGCGAAGCTAGGTGTATGACTGAAGAGCGTTGTAGATCCGTACTTCACGCGGAACGTGATAGACTGCTGGGACCCAGTGTTGTTGTATATCCCTATGCCCATACGTACCACAAGGATCCTGTTAGTGCTTAGTGCACCCGCCCCAACAGTGAAGCTAACTACGGCTGTCTCGGTCGTGCTGTTAGCGATTTGGAGGTTTGTGCCAGTCCTCGACGTAGAGCTAGGTAGTGTATACTGCGGTGACCACTTAGCATTCGTCTGATCCCAGACCAACCCCTGATTCGTCAGTGCCCCCTCACGACCCAGCCTCGAGGGTTGGTACCCAGACGTGATCTTGGCCTGGTCGATGTTGGCTGAAGGAGCGATGTTGTCGTCGGCGAGCTGACCGTTGACCACAGCAGAGATGGCGTTGAAGTTCGCCATGACCTGCGTGATGTCCTTCGGGTCACCCGGCTTGATGAGTGGGTACGGCAAGACTACTAGTGTCATCGCCGATCTCCCAGCATGTAGCCCTCAATCACGACTGCGTAGATCCCGTATTGGCCTGCGATCACAGAGTACTCGGCACCAGCGAGGTCGACAGGGCGTGAGCCTGCCACACTCTCAGCATCTACGAAGCGGATGAGGAACCAGTAGCCGTACACGTCAGGCTGCGTGACGTCCGTCTTGACGATGGAGTCTGGCCCCCATACGCCCTGGCCCCACAAACCTGTACCCCACGCCGATGAGGCACCCGTGAGGTCGACGGGTCGTGTAGCTGCTGTCGCCGACAGGAAGTTGCGGCGCCAGTGCATCTCGAACTTACCACGTCCAGAGATGCGGCAGCTGCGCACGTACTTGGCGTTGATGGGCATCCCGAAGTCGTACCACCCAATCTCCACCATGCCGCTGAAGATAACCCCATCATCCAAGCCACCGATGCCCGCCTCCATGAGCTTCGCGGCAGAGTTGTGGGCGAAGTAGAGATGCAGCGAGTTGCCCTTCCTCACAGTCACGAAGAACTTACCAGGCATCCTGTGGAACGTGAACGGCTTCTTCTCGAGGCGTGGGTAGTATTCCACTTGGAAGTTTGGGTAGGTTTGCCCGGCCTCAGGGACTGCCCAGCCCACGCGCGTACCCCACTGGTAAGCACACACGAAGTTCAGTGTGGAGTAGTTAAGGAAGACGGGGTCGAAGAGCGGATCGAGTTTGTCCGAGATGACCTGCGATGGACCATCACCCGTGTACGCACAGATCCCGATGGAACTGAAGAAGTAGATGAGGCCCTCCCACGCGATGACCGAGAAGTGGCTCTCACACCCCTTCTCACCATCGACCATGCGGTTCGCTGTGGTCACGGGATCGTAGATGAAGAATGTGCGGCGCCTCTTGAAGCAGATGAGTGAGTTGCCATCCTGGAACAGAGCGGTGATTTCGTCCCCGTCGCCCTTGAAGATGTCAACCCACGAGGCAGCCCCGAAGGTTGTCGGATCCCCTACGTCACTATCGTACACGCGCCCCGCGAGGCCCGTACCCGTAGCGCCAGATACCCACATCGCATCCTTCCACAACCTGAGGAACTTGCCTCGAGGTGCTGCGGGGAACTCAGTGAGTGTAGTGCCATCCCACTGAGCGTAGGGATCTGTGCCGTTCCCCATGTAGACGAAGCCGAGGTACGTCTCGTAACTGTAGGGGTCAGTCGTGCTCTTGCCCGTTCCCATGACAGTCCACGTCGGTGAACCTGAGTCGTAGTTTGTGGAGTACTGCAGCTTGCCGTCGTTGGTGTGGACAATCATGGCTGGCGGGAACCCGATGTGGTACCAGATATACATCGAGAGGACCTGGCCAGTAAGGTTACCCACAGCCACACAACCCAGCCTCTTGCTAGCGCCACCGCGTTCGTCGAGGATCATGTTGTCGATGGCGATGGCCTCGTCAGACGCTAGCTCAGTCGGAGCATCTCGCATGTTCACGCCACCACCGAACCCCTCAGTCCGCGTTTGGAGATAGCGGCCCTGAGTTCCGGTCTGTTGGCTAGAAGTTTGAGTAGCTGCCAAGATCGTCAACGATCACGTCGATAACAGGGCGAGGTCCTTCCGGCGTCTGTACGTCGACCTCAGCGAATCCCATCGCGGCTAGGTCAGCTCGTATGCGCGTGATCCGGTCGCTCGGGGGAAAGTTCTTGTGCTTCTCGATCAGCCTGTAGGCGTCTTCACGAGAGAACGGTACATCTTTCCGATTCAGTAGTTTATTCCCCACTCTTCCTTCACCGTCCGCTCTGGTAGGTCCTCTTGCGTGAATGCCTCGTCGTCCTGGACGTCCTTGATCTTGATCTCCAGTTCCGCGAGCTTCTGTCCTGCCAGGTCAGGCTCATTGGCCCGCGTGTGGCAGATGCGCAGAATGGCGGTCAGTAGCAGTTCCTCGGAGTCTTCGGGGATGAGGTGCACGTCGGAGTCGCTGGTCATGGCGGTTACCTGCTGCCATGACTCCACAGTGAACACGGTCTGTGCGGCACAAGCGGGCAGGATGATGATGTACCCCTGGTAGACGTAGTACCATTCAGGAGCTGTCGTCGTCCACGTCGAGGACATGACGTTGCTGGGGTCCACGAAACCCTGAGGTGCGTAAGACTTCCAGAACTCCTCCTCGGCCATGCCCGTCAACATCTGCTCCGAGCCATCTGTGGTGATGATGATCCGACGCACGGACTTGATCGGTGGTGAGAGTGTGGCCATCGCTTGTCGATACTGTCCCTGGTTGAGCGTGAACGAGGGTGCCACGTCCATGATGGGAAGTCTCAGGCGCCGAGCCAAGTCGAAGTAACCCCAGTTGATATAGCGGTCGAGGTCAGTCGTGAGGAAGCCGTCGAACCCACGATTCTGCAGTTCACTCCGCAGTTCAGCCCGAGTCATTTTTGCCACTGAGGCCCTCCTTCACGTAGAGGGACTTACCCTTACCGACACTACCCTTCAGTGGCAGATCAAGTGCCCACGCAAGCCGTTCTCCCGCCTCAGAGATGCGGTCAAGCTTCTCGCGAGTGAGGGATGCTTCAAGGGCTTCGTTGTCCCTGTCGATCTCTACCACGAAGTCCTCAGAGTCAGGACGGACATGCGTGGGCACGTCGTTACCACCCCAGTGATCCGCGCGGAGGAGGCGATCAATCACCCGCTGGTCGAGTGCGCCCACAGAGAAGACTAGACGGTCCGCACCATCGAGACACGACTCGACTATGTCGAAACCGTCAGTCTGCTCGTTGTAGTACACGACCAACCTCGGACTGATCGCCTTGATCCTCCGCACGACGTCCAGCACGTCGTCCTGGACTTCCATGACCCCATGTCGTTGGTCATACCAGGTTTTGAGTGCCGGGATCTGCATCGCCTACGGGATGTCGTCGGCGAGGTTGTAGATGCAGGCCTGCGACCCACGCCGCGAGCACCCCAGATCGGAGTACTTGTAGAGTGTGGCCTTGTAGGCGTCGAGGTCAGGGTTCTCCACCTTGCGGAGAATCGCACCATCCCGCTGCATCCAGCGGAAGTCGCCTCCGAGGTTCACCCAGAGGAAGTCGTCGGGACGAATGAAGAACATATACTGCTTCTTGCACTCGTCGTCGAACAGCATCGGGATGCCGTTGAAGTCCACGTACTTGAAGCCGCCGTGGAGCATGAGCGACTGCGAGTCGTTGAACCTCTTCTGCGCCTTCAGCGTGTTGACGTACCGCCGACGGATGCCGCGGGTGGTGATGGACATGAACGTCTCCCACCCCTTGGCGCCGACCTCGTCGAGGACCTGCTGGCCCATGTCCTCGTCGAACGTGGTGTTACCACCATCCCTCTGGACAGCCTGCCACCACTCGTTGCCAGCCGTGGTGGAGTTGACGCCGTGCAGCGTGGCGTAGGCTGCCAGGTCGGTGCGGACGATGTTCGTGAGCCCGTTGATCTCCCGCTTCCAGTTGCCGTTGAGGCAGATGCGATGGTTAGTCGTCGCTGTGACGTCGGCACCATCGTAGGTGACCACACGGGTTGCCTTCACGATGGACGTGATCTTGCGGTTCGAGGCCAGGACTGCATCGTTGGTGCTGTCGATCAGGTCGATGTAGAGTCCCACCCGCAAGTACTGCAGGTTGTCCACTGTGACGGTGTTGGAGCCATCGGCGGTGACGGCAGCAATCGCCCCCGTCTGATCGCCGTAGGCCTGGCGGTTCATGTCCTTGCGGAGGTCGTTGGTGGCGCCCTCCGTCTCAGACTCCAGGAGTCGCAGGTAGGCGCCGAGTGACTGCTCCGACACCTCCATTGCGAACCCCGTGAGTTGGATCTGCTTGTAGAGCCTGCGGACCTTGTCCTGCAGGTCAGTCCAACCCTGCTGACCTGCTGCTGGCAGTGTGCCACCCTCGTCACGCGCCGTTCCCGACTCGTTGCGAGAGGTGTGCAGTGCCATGATCCACTGGCGTCCTGCGAACGTCACCTGCTCGGCATCGCGAGAGATCCCGCGATAGTCCATCGTCTCGCCCCTGGCTGCGTTCATGGAGCCCAGGCCAGCCGCGAGTTGCTCAGGTGTGTAGCCGAACAGCAGGACCGCCCGCTGGTTCACCATCTCCCGAACCACAGACAGGTAGTAGTTCTGGAGGATGGCGTCAGCGCTAGTGGTATCCTGCACGCTTCCTCCCTTCTATGTTTGGTTGCCCTGCGCGTACACGAGGACACGGAGCTTCTTGGTGTTGAGGACAGATGCTGCCGCACCCAGTTCGGTCATGGGTGCTCCCGCACCAGCGCACTGAAAGAACTTCAGTTTGCCGTTGGCATCGTCCCACATCGGCACGTAGCCGTCGATCGTGGGTTGGAGAGGCTCGAGGACGTCGATCACACCTCCGCTACCGAAGCCCAGCATAGCGCCGGTGATCGCGTACCCGCCAGTGGGGTACGAGTTGTCCAGCGTGATCTCCACGATGCGGGAGAACCTCACGTCCTCTGGATCACGGAGCTTCAGAGCGAAGGCGAGTGCCATTACCTCTGCAACCTCCCCGCTTCCAGATCGGCCTTGGCCATCCGTGTGGCCTCAGCCAGGGTTGTCGGAGTAACCGGTGGAGCAGGCGTTGCAACTGCACCACCAGGTACCGAGCGCGGTGCTTCTACGCCCGGCCGTGGAGCGAGACCACCGACCAAGCTGTTCCTGTACTCGATGGCCTCAGTGCGCGCAGTATCGAGGATGCCTTCCACGTCAGTGGCAGATCTCGCAGCGCCAGCGATGAAACTCAGCTTGACGGTGTCCGGGATCTCTATGCCTTCCTCCTTGTCACGCGCGTTCCACTTTTGCAGAATGCCTTGCAGGACCTCGCGGTTCGCTGCAGCAACCTGTTCGTTCTCAGCCTGCTCACGACGATCTACGAAGTCCTGGATCAGGGGTTCTGCCCACGCCGGCGGCTCTTCATACCCAGTCTCCTGAGTCTCGGCAGGCGGTGCCCCCTGGGTGACCGACGGAGGTCCGGGGTCTGTCGGTTGCGCTGGCGGCGAACCAGAGCGTAGCTGCGCGACAGCATTCCGAACGGGTTCCGGGAGATCATCCAGGCGCTCGGCGAGTGACATCCAAGCCGCCGCTGGGTCGGCAGTGAACTCCATCTCCCAGTCTGCAAGCCGACGCAAGGAGTCAGCGTCGTAGCCCAGATCCGTCAATTCCTTGAACGGACGGAGCTGGTCATTTACCTCCTTGAACCGAGAGTAGGGCACGTTCTCCGGCGTGGCTGGGGGAGTTACGGCGTTTGACGTCCCCGCGGACGATCCATCAGCCAGCGAAGCACCCTCGGCACCTGGTGCTGCAGTTGTCTCGTACTCCACTAGGTTCATCTTGTCTCCCTACGCTTTACGCCCTCGACGGCGGTTCGGGGATGGTGATCGGTCGTTCGGGAAAGGCAGCCTTAAGGTCCTCGTCGTTTCGAGCGAGGAGCTTGGCTGCTGCGAAGGAGCGTGGCTGTGGTTGTTCGCCCGCGTCCTCCCTTTCCTTCTCGTAGCGGCCCATGAGCTGCGTCAGATCATCCACCCGAACGAACGCTCCCTGCGAGGTGTGGATAGCCATCTCGTCGATGGCCGCCAGCATCTCGTTGGCGTTTTTGAGAGTTCGCTTCGGGTCAGGCATGTCTAGCCGTGGGCCTCGAGGTAGGTCCTGTCAGACGAGACTTCGGCGATGTCGTCCCGGCTGATGGTCAGGAGCATGTTGTACTGGTCCCGCGTCTGCACCGTGATCGGGACCTTGGGGTCCTGGTGCTCGTGATACCGCGGGCTTTCGACACACCACTCGTGGCGGACGATGGGGGCATCGGTCACGGCCGCGATGTGCCCCTGAACTTCCACAGGAATGCGATCCGTATTGCCGAGGCGGACCCAGTCACCCGCGTGAACGTGCGGGTAGATCTCATCCTTGAACGGTGGGTCTGCGTAGTCGAGTTCAGGCGCGTATGGATCCTCCTGAACGATCGGCTCCGCTGGTGCCTGGTCGGGCGGGAGCTCTTCGTCAGTCTCCTCGCCGTCAGGCTCTCCGTCGGACGCGACGACCTCCTCGCCAGGGTGCTCTGCGAGGTACTGCTCGGCGAACGCGACCTTGTCGGCCTTCACGCCGTCCACAGGGTAGCCCTCGATATCGCCGAAATCCGCATCGAGTTCTGCGACGGTCAAGTCGGCCGGTGCGATTGTGCTCTCCTCTGCCACTTATTTGCCTCCTTTCTTGGCCTTGGCAGCTGCGTCGGATACACCTTTTCCGACGATGGAGCTGAAGCAGACGGCGTAAGCATTCTTGCCGCCATCCTTGGCCTTGACCGCTTTCACGCAGCGGTCCATCTTAGGCCACAGAGCCTTGGGTAGGTTGGAGTAGGGCACTATCCACCACCCGGTGGGCTCATCGAGCGGGCTGTGAGGTTAAGCATCCCCTGGCCCGCTACGTCTGGTACGTCCATGGACGAAAGTTGCTGAGTCTGCGCGAGTGCGCCTGGCGGACCAGCACCGTTACCCTGCGGTGGACCTGGTGCCGTCGCCTGCTGCATCGCCTGCTTCGCTGCCAGCATTTGCTGCATCTGCTGCATCTGCTGCTGCTGGATCGCTTGCTGGTGCATAGCGATGTGCTCGTCGAAGACTCTCGGGATCTCAGGCTGAGTCTGCGTCAGTTCGTCGAACTCGGGGTCCTTCATGATGGACGTGTGGCGGTCGATGTGGACCTGGTGATTGTGCCAGGCCTTGACGGGGACTGCGACAGGCTTGTGCTCGTCGTGCCCAGCAGCCTGCGCCTCACCCTTCATCTTCCACCCGAACATCATCATCCCATTCTCACGGTCAGCCTGCGCGATGTCCTTGTCGGTCTCGTCGGGTTCGCCCTCCCCGATATCCAGAGCTTGCATGATCTGACGCGGGTCCTTGATCAGACCCAGCTGCGCCATCTCCAGCGTGAACTGCTGTTTCGCCGCCTTGGACTTCGGCAGACCCGACCCGGCGATGGGGATGACGTCCGTGTTGCCCTTCAAGGCAGCTCCACGGAACTTACGAATGTCCCAGATCCCATCACTGCGATAGACACGCAGGAATCGTTCTGTAGTGTAGTACTGACCGAGGCGACACAGCGACAGCGAGGACATGAGCGCGATGGCAGTCTCCATGTTCTCGATGGTCGGGGCGATCTTCGTGTCGTCCTCTTCCTGCATGTAGGCTATCTGCACACCACTGCGCACACCCGCAGGCATACGTCCGCGGGTCGGTTCGGACTGCCCAGAGATCTCGAGGATCTGCTGCCTCAATACCACAGACAGTTCTTCGACCTGTGGGGGCATCTGTGCTCCCTGCACCGGCGTGGGAGGTGGCACGTTCGGGACATGGACATAGCGCACGATGCCCCCGGCCTGGTTCTTGATCTGACCCTTGATCTGATGCTGCGTGGCCACGAGCCACATAGGGTTGGCCATGTGATCCTTGGCCTCGATCATCTGGGACATGATCTTGTCGATCTCCAGGTTCAGCGGGCGAATGTGCTGCATGATGCTATCGGCCCAAATCGAGGTGTTGTTCTGGATATGGGTGAAGTAGGAGAACGGCAGTCTACCGTCGATGAATGGGAAGACGGGCTTGCTGTCGGCGTCGATGGATATCTCGAGGATGGTGTCCTGAGACCATCGCAGCATGACGCCGCGGTCAAGGTAGCCGTTGTTGTAGATTCCTGGTACGAGCCACATCGTGTGCACTTGGCAGGCGTTCTCGACCGGCGGTGGATTCGTCACCGTAGCGAGGTTCAGGCGGGAGATCATTCGCTTCTCCAGCGTGCCTAGCGCGACGGGCTCAGGCTGCAAATCGTCGGCGGCAGCACCCCACGTGCCCTTGGCGACGTCGATATCCACCACGTCGGACACAATGAGGTTAGTCATCTGGTCTAGCGACAGGGTGGTCTCGTCGGGGAGCATCTGGAACGATGAGTAGACCTTGTACTCCACGTCGCCTAGCGGGAATTCCTCCTGTGGCACCTCGTCGATCATGCCAGAGTCCTTGAGCTTCTTCAACTCGTCGAGGCGATATGGAGCGAAGACGGGTTCGCCGGTCTCGGGGTCGATGATGTAGGTCTTCGTACCGTCCCGCGTGCTCATGGAATCCCAGCCGACGTAGATCGCCGCAGTGCCCGTAGCGATCATCCACCACAGTGCGTCCTTCTTGAGCTTACCTAGGCTGAACTTCCACTCAAGCGAGTCCAACGCGAACTTACCTACCTTCGCTGCTGAGATGTCCTCGCTCTCGTTCGACTTAGCCATGACCTCCATCTGTGGTCGTGACTTGGCCATCTTCGCAAGCTCCGTACGTGCGCAAGCGAGCGCTTGATTGACGACGATGCGGGTCTTGTTGTCCGTCGGGTAGGTCTGTACGATCTCACCTTTGAGCGGGTTCCATTCGCTGTAGTGGTCTCCCATGAGAAGCGAGAGGTTATTCCACCAAGTCGCCTCGTACCCGCGACGGAGCTCGAGACGACGATTACGAGCCTCCTCACACGCACGCAGCAAGTCCTCCTGGTTCGTCGCCTCACCAATGCGGCAGGCGTATTCGCCCGTGCGAGGCTTCGCGTAGGGTTGCCTACTCCTCGCCATGGATCAACTCCGTGTCGTCCTTGTCGAAGTCCTCGAACTCTGGCAGTTCAGGCTCCTCACGCGACCATGGAGGACCATCACGACGAAGCGGCGTCTTGGGCACTTCGATGTACTTCGTCTCCTCCGGCGGCGTGTAGCCCCCTTCAGTGCTCTCAGCGAGCTGGTAGGTCTTGAAGTCTGAATAGTCCCGTGCCATCAGTCGGTCGAAAGCCTGGTCGACATTCTTCTGCGCTCGAATATGCGCACGTTCAGCGTACAGGACCATGCTCTGAAGCGCTTTAGAGACAAGTACAGTGACGAGCACCGTCCATGCGAGTGCGAACCCACATACGATTGCGCTCAGGATCTCTACAGCGTTCATTGAGCTGACGTCACCTTTCGCCGCGCCTTTGCCTTCTCCTCGCGTAGTGCGCGAGTGCCCATAGCAATCTGCTCGAGCCGACCCTCAGCAGCGTCAGCCCGCCGTGCTCGGGCCTCGACCTTTGCCTCGAGGTTATGGATAGTCTTGAGGTGCTTGCGAATCTCTCTCTCGAGGTCCTTCTTCTCATCCGGCGTGCACCACCCCGCAAGCAAAGCTACTTGGCCCGCGCACTTCATGCAGAAGTACGCGGAGTCTCCCCAGTTGTAGTCGATGCCAAGGTCGATGAATGGCCCCAGTTTCTTGGTCTCGCCGTCCTCGACGTTGCCACTACCACAGACAAGACAGCGATTGGGAGCCATCGTCATTCGCTCGACGAGAAACATGGTCATACGCGGCCTCCATTCTTTCGTTCGTACTGCCTGACCCACTCTTCAAGCACTGCGATTCGCTCCCTGAGTTTGAAGACGAGTAGAAGGGTGTAGATCGTCGCCAGCACCAAGATCCCAGCCACGGATCCTAGCAATTCGTCGGGGATAGTAAAGCCCAGCACTCATTCTTTCTTAGGTCTGACAACACAGACAAGGTCGTCGCGGTACCACAACGACACTGCGTAGGGACCATCCTCCGATCCATGAGAGCACCACACAGCTGTCGATGCGTCGCCTGCCACGTAGCACGTACAGACGTGCGTGGTGTTGCTGGTTGAAGTGCCGTATAGTGCCAGGTCACCGACGCGGTACGGCGAGTTACACTTCGGATTGTTGACCAACGTACCAGTCCACCCGTAGCCGTTGTAACCGCTCTTGTTGGGGTCAGGCCACCCCACCCAGTAGTAGCAGCCTGTGGAGTGACCCGAGCAGTCCGCCGTGAACCCGTTCTCTGGCTTGGCGCCGAGGTGCGTCATGGGGCGATGCTGTGAGTAGTGAATACCCGCAGCATGAGCGATGCAGCGCCGACAGTAGTCTGCGAGTTTCGCCTCTGCGTCTGCAGGCGCCTTCTTCAGGAGTTGCTGCGCATAGCTGTCGAGTAGCGGTTGGCCATGATTCGCTAGTGGTGCTGGGATGAGAGCGGTGCGAATGAACTCGAACGTCTGTGGCCCCAGAACACCATCGTCCTCGATCCTACACTGTCGCTGGAACCCGCGCACACCCGTGTCTACGACGTTGCCACCCTGGCCCATGGCGAAGTCCTTCGTGTACGTCGGATTGAAGGTACCCCAGGGCCACCGTCCCCCCCGACTGATGGCCCTCTTAAAGGCGATCACATCGTCGCCATCGGGTACCCCCACCTCAAGCACACGCGGCAACGAGACCGAGGGCGGCTTTGAGTTCTTGGGGTACGGTACCTCCCACCACTCACTCATGGTCTTCCTCTTCCTCCGCCGGCAGTACTGTCCACACGATCTCCCTCACAGACGTGCCGAGCACCTCGCGTGCGAGAGTATACACCGCAAGGCGCTGCACGTCCTCCTCCTCCCCCTCCAGCCCCTCATGCAGATCAGCAAGCAGTTCTTCTACCTCTGGGCGTGCCATCACCAGTTCCTCCCTAGGACTGAGTGGACATCGCTTGAGCTATGGGCAGACTCGAGAGCGGCAAGGAAATGCTCGTCCAGAAACTGAGCCTCGGGGTCACGTATGCGAGAATTATCTTCCACCTCAGGAAGGCCATCCTGAGCAAGAAGAATATGTCCGAGGCAGTCGATGTTGTGGTCGTCTTTCTTCCGGACTTTCTCCGGCGGCTCTTCTTCGGTGTACGAGGTGCGTTGTGGCCTCCACTGATACTGCGGCAAGTACTCGATGAGCTTGAAGCAGTCAGCGAAGACGTATAGTCGTGGAGCAGGCGATACTCCAGTGAGAGGGTGACGATGTCCACTGGCAGGCCTAAGTCCTGCAGTGATCTTGCTAATTCGAGCCAGTGGATCACGGTCGGCGGGTTCAGGAAAAACGCCACACTCGAAGAAGATGTCCATGACGGACTTGCCATCGGTCTGGGATCGTTGACGGGCCTCGGGACCAATAAGCCGCCGGAAGATCTCCTCGTCGGGTCCACCGTAGTCATGCTCAGCCTCCATCACGAGCATCTTGCCTGCCCACCAGTCCGCGGGCTGATTGGCCTCGAGGTGCTCACGGTAGTAGAAGAAGTTTCCGTCAAGGTCCTCAGCGACCCATACCACAGCTCCTTCATGTCGGATGCCTGGGTCAATGCAGCACCATCGGCGCCACGAGGAGGGAATACGAAACGGGGCCACGAGATGCGTGTCAGGATCCCAGTCAGTGAAGATCTGCCCCGTGAACACCTCGTGGGAGCCCATGACGAACCTCTGGTACCAGTGCTCAGGCAGGCCCTCGAATTGCTCGAAGTAGTCACTCGGCAGATTGGGGTTGTCAAAGGTGGTCGCCTCGACGGCCTTGTAGAGCCGCTTCCACTGATCTCTGCGCTCAGTGTCGATGAACCGACGCCAGATCCAATTATGGCCGGCGGGGTTAAACGATAGCAGCCCTTCACGAGGCGCGCCGTGCTGCCTAAGGCGACCCTGAAACTTAAGGAGGATGTCCTCCTCCACCTCCTCCGCCTGATCTATCCAGAAGAACCCGAGGTTATAGTTCTCGATCTTTTTAGGGTCGTCCAACGGCAGACCATGCACCTGCGACCCGCACTTAAAGACGAGGTGGAGGTTAGACTTGTTGTAGGATTCGACAGTTTCCCACGGGATGCCGTGCCAAGCCTTCGGGTGTGACGGGTCCCCATTCAGGAACATATCCCACGTCGTGGCGCGCAGCTCAGGGCGAGTCTTCCTAGCGATGATACAGTTGGTGCCGGGAAACTCGTGGAGGGAAACGAAGGTTTCTGCGCAGCAGGCTGACGTCTTACCGTTACCCCAACCACCACAGAATCCACGGTACTTCGCGGTGAGACCGTGGAATTTTGCCTGCTTCGGCAGAGGGCGATACGGATTTTGAATGACGTCAGCCATGCTGCGCTGGGTCTCGGCTTCAGGGGGAGAGGCTGGTCGAGACCCTACTCGTCCGGCTCGGTGACCGTGTCCTCGGAGGGCGGGAGGGTCACGGTGTCAGAGATCTCGCCGCCGCCGGAGCCCTTGATGGTCACGTCGTCGGTGACAGATCCGCCCTTGGGCAGTGAGACGATGAACTCGCCGTCGTTCGCGCCCGTATAGACGGAAACGTCGTTGTTGGCCTGGTTGGTGAACGTCGCCTCGATGGCGACCCCCTCGACCTCAGACTCGTCGTAGCTAATCGTGTACCAGTCTCGGTTCACGTCAAGTGGCGCTGCAGTGATGCTCATACCTC